GTTTGAATTTAGTTTTGTCTTTTAATTCTTTACGTGGTTTCATTGTTTTGGAGTCTAATGGATCGGCTCGCGGTTTCTCAAAAAGGGATCTATTATTAGAAGATGTTCCAAAACGTGCAAATCCAATTTCCTCTAAAGCAAGTGCTACGGGTAGTGCCCCTCCATCAATATACTGCGTATAAATCATGACGATTCCTTCTGATTCTTTTACTTTTTTGATGATATTCGATATCTTGGAACTGTATTTTGGCAAAATATCTTCTCTAAAGATGGGTCCATATTTTTTCAATATATCGGGTTTATATGAATAATTATATTTCATGGGTATTGCTTTGCGTGTATCATCAACGAAATCCATCACATTGTATAAACCTCTTTTTCCTATTTGTTGTTCCAAAATATTTAATATTTCTTCTTCCATATCCATAGTAGGGTTTTCAACGATCATATCTAGTTTTTCATTCGGATATACCATGGTCAATGCTTCCAAAGGGTTTTGTAACATAAGAAATCCAAATTTGTCTAAATCATCGAAATTAATTTTTTTCATTTCAATTTCTTCTTGAGTTTTTTTCAGAATCAACTGATAAATTGTTTCTTGGTAAATATCAATTTCATTTACGTATAAAGGTGTATGTTCCAATGGATTAGTAATATCCTTTCCATTCATTTGTTTTGTGGGTAAATCATAATTTCGAATATAATTTCCGAGTAATGCTTGACCTGCATTTCCAAGACTGCCTAGTGCGGTATTGGGTTCTGAAAAAGTATTGTTTGGAGCAAATAAAGAAGGATATATTCGATAAGGAAATGTATATGGATTTTCACCACGTACATACGAGAAATATCCTGTTAATTTCCGTTTTAACAAATCATAACCTCCTTCTTGGATAACAATTCCTTTATCGTTCCTTTTTTCTTCTTTAAAGTTACCATTACTATCAAATACTTCTTTGTTAGCAATCGTCGAACGTTTATCATTGAGATTCATCATATTCGTTATCCAAATGATTTCTTCAACACTGTTATACATGGGTGTTGCGGACAACAATACCATGCGCATATTGTCAGAATATTTGGCGATTCTCATTAATAGTTGTCCTGTTTTGCTGTCTTCACTGTCTTGATTGACTTTTAAATTATGCACTTCGTCAATAACAATCAGTCGATTGTTAAATTCGCGTCGAATAGAGTCAATTTCAATACGTTTTCGTTCTTTTTCATCGAAACCAGATTTTTCAGATATTCCAATCTTTTTGCGAATATAATTACCCAGTTCAATATAGCCCATAAACAAATAATTATTATTAATGATTGACTGCACCTGTGAAATTATTTTTTCCTTAGGAACATTCTTTAAAGAGGTAGGATTTATCTCTTTTAAGAGTGCGTTTCCAAGACAAGATTGTAGATTCCAAACTCCATTGGTTTCTTTTAGTTTTCTTTCGTCAAACAGCTGCATTTTGAAATTGTTTTGTACGTTTGGTGAAGCTACAATTAAAATACGTTTCTTAATACCGACTTGTTTCATATAAGCTCTCATTTCCTCTGTAATTCCAATGGCACTACATGTCTTACCTGTTCCAAGGCCATGATATAAAAATAAACTATTGTAAGGTGTTTGAAAAGACATAAAATTTTTAACGAAAATTTGATGAGGCATTAACTCAAAACTAGCATTACATAATTTATTTGCATATTCTTGGACATTGTGTATTTCTCCATCATATCTGTTTTCGTAAAATTCCTTGTGTTTGGCTATTTTGTAAGAGAATTCAGGATCGTCTAAATGAGGATATAAAAAATCATACTCTTCCATTTCATTGGCTATATCGTTTTCAATAATTTCCTTCTTTCTTTTGTATTCATTTGTGTTTATAGGAACATTAGCCAAGACATCGTTCAAAATAACGTTATCCTTATTCTTCTGTGAAGGGGGCAAAAATACTTCTTGGAATTCTTCTTCTTTTTCTTCTTCTTGTTTTTCTTCTTCTTCTTCTTCTTGTTCTTCTCTAAACATTGGTTCGTTTAATTCACGCGTAGGCATAGGCGCTATTGCTTCCGGTTGAACCTGGTTATTATTTTTCTTTTTTTTTATAATTACTTCTTTTCGAGGTTGTTCTCCGTTAGTAGATGGTAACATTAATTTATAACTATATAAATTAAGATTATATTTATGTTCGTGTTAAAGCGAAGTATTATAGGTTTTCCATAGTCGTTTTCTTACCATGACATTCTCTACAATACGCAATGAGGTTATCTACGTGGTTTGAACCTCCATCCGCTAAACGTATTTTATGATCTACTTCAAACCAAGCATTTAGTTGGTTTTTGCATCCACCACAACACCAGCTTTGTCTAGAAGCCACGAATTTCTTCTTTGTTTCACTTACCGATCGTTTGCTACTTTTTTTACCGGATTCCAAAAGGGTTTGACTGCGTCCGCTTGGAACTTGTAAGACAGGATGTCCATATCCATTTTGAGATCCGAGTTGTTGTGGATCGCCTTGACCTTGTGAAAAACTTCTTTGTTTTGTAAAGTCCAAGATAGGTGATAATATAGAAGACGTATTTTTATCAACAGGTAAATATTTCAAGTATTCATTCGATCCCATAATAATATTTTGAGCGTTTTCAGGGTTCTTTTTGACTAAAACATATAATATACATGCTCCTACTAAAATTCCGCCCATTTGCGCGTATTTTTTGTAAACCATTAATTTTTTCCACATTTTTCCTTCAGTATAGATGTGGAAGCATAATCCAGCAACAATTAGTAATAATAACAACTCAAAACGCATAGTTAATATATAATGATATAATGTCTATTTGTAAAAAAAGAAAAGGAACAATAATAATAAAATTGTAAACGTCATAACAATGTATTCCCTTTTTAGTTGGAATCGTTCGGACAACTTCATTTGAACTGGTTTGTAATTGTTTCGATAACTATCGAGCGATGCAAAAAGTGATACCTCCTCTTTACCAAGTGAAAGATTACGTCGATTTTGGAAAAAATGCATCCAACGAATAAAAGAATCCCGACTATCTAAATATGGGGATACGGGATACGCATCAATTAATTTGCTAAATTCATTTCCGATCTCTGGATTCGGTATAAACAGAGGTATGTTTTGAATAAAATCGTAGTATTTTCTCTTAGTAACTGAATTGGGTATGGCTGGATAACTATGCGCTATTGTATGAAAGAAAAACCAAAAGTTTGGTTCCCAAACTTCTCGATCAAATAATTGTGCATTTAAAGGAGAAAAGTCCGGTGGTAAATATTGGTTTTTTTTTTCATTATTGTATTGTTGTTCTAAAGTATCCATTTATTAAGAAAGTATATAAACAGTGCAGAACATATATATTTAATTATAACATGCAATCAAATAATAATTACTGTAACAACTGTGGAAAAATAGGACATGTATTTAATCTATGTAAAATGCCAATTACGAGTATTGGAATAATAGCATTTCGTAAAAATGAAGACAACGAAATTCAATATTTAATGATTCGTAGAAAGGATACGTTAGGACATATTGACTTTATTAGAGGAAAATACAGTGTGAAGAATAAACATTATATATTAAATATGCTAAATCAAATGACAGAAGACGAAAAAACACGTATTAAAAAAGGCAATTTTGATGAACTTTGGAACCATGTTTGGTCTGATGAGGAAGAATTATCACCATTATATAAAAATGAAGAAGTTGCATCGCGACAAAAATTCAATAATCTTTTACAAGGAATAGAAGACAACGGAATAGTTTATAATTTGCATGATTTAATTGAAGAAAGTAGAAAACAACAAACATGGAAAGAACCTGAATGGGGATTTCCAAAGGGAAGAAGAAATAATTACGAAAATGACTATGATTGTGCATTGCGAGAGTTTGAAGAAGAAACCGGTATTAAAAGCAAACAGTTAATCAATATCCAAAATATAATCCCATTTGAAGAAATTTTCACGGGATCCAATTACAAATCCTATAAACATAAATATTATATCATGAACATTCGTTATGAAAACACGATACAGGAACATGTATTTCAGAAAAGTGAGGTGAGTAAATTGGAGTGGAAAAACGTTGATCAATGTTTAGAAGTAATTCGTGATTACAATTGCGAAAAAAAGAAAATGTTCAAAAGAATTGACAATTGTTTGCAAAATTATATTTTATTATAGTAGAAAACAAATCTTCATATTTTATAAGGAACTATATATAAAATATGAACAAAGGGGAAAATACAAATTACAATTTTTTAAAACGTTTTACAAGTTCAGATATGCAAGATGATGAATTTAGAAATTGTGTTATTAAATATAGTGTAACAACCGTCGTTTTTGTAATTGTTTGTATTGTTTTGTATAATATTATCAGTAATCCTAGTAGAGCGAATTATAATGTTGAAAAATACTTCTTTCTTTACATGTTTCCTTTACTCATGATTTTTGCGATTTTATTAAACATTTCAAGTAATCAGACTAATCGACGCCCGTTTTTAGAAATTTTTGGAGCATTTGTAGTATTTGCAATCGTAATTTACTATTATACACTTTCAACGGGAGTAAATGTTGATTTATCAGGCACCACCAATATTTTGCTGATTATTGCCATTGCACTTGTTGGACTTGCTATTTTGTATAATGTATTAATTGCCTATTTAAGTCGATTGAAGGGATGGCCCGGATTCGTTGCTGAATTGATTTTCTATTTACCCTGTGTATTATACGATTTTTGGCTTTATTTATTAGAACAATTTCAATTGACACCTATTGCAATATACGGGTTTATTTTCATTGAAATCATATTGATTCTTTTATACATTTATTTACCCTCTTTATCAAAATACATAGTGGGAACAGATAATAGTTTGTTATTGGTTAAAAACGTTACTCCTTTAAACAAAGGAAAACAAGTAATTGCTACTAGTTCTATGTTAAAACAAAAACCAAGTGCCGATCAAATACAAATGGGATTAGAGGAACCTTTTTATCTTAGAAACTACGCCATATCATTGTGGGTTTTTGTAAATAATCAAACGCCATCAAATTACAATTATTCAAGAGAAAGCCAAATTCTAAATTATGGATATTTGGATAAAGACAATCTCTATCAGGTAAAACCCATGATTACATATTACGGTGGTGGAAATATAAGTGATCAGCCGATGGAAAGGAACAAATTCGTATTTTATTTTGTTAACTACAAAGATTTGGAATTAGAAAATGAAATAGAATCAATGAATAAGAAAATCACTCAAAACATTGCGGTTACGCAAGAAAAAATCAACAATTACAACACTTTATTAAATAGCACAGAATTAAGTGATAGTGAAATCACGGATATGCAAAATATTATGAAAGGTTTAGAAGCATACAAAAACAAATTAACCAATACACAGAAGATGAACACAGTGTCTCAACAAATAGCTCAATTGAAGACTGCTATAAAGAATAAAAAACTTACTCCAAACCAAAGACGCGATTTGAAGAATAGTTTAGGCTCTTCTAATAAGGAATTGACTATGTTGCAAAATGATGATTTCTTTGTAAAAGAACAATTGGATTTCTTAAACAAAGAGGAATATGATACAATGAAATATACATTTTACCCAGTGTCTATGGAATCTCAGAAGTGGAATCAAATTGTTTTGAATTACAGTGACAACAAAGTCGACCTTTGTATTAATGGAAATTTAGAACGAACATTCTATTTAGCAGGTGAAAACATTCCAAATCCAGAAATTACCAAACAAGATGGTATTTATAATTTCATCCCCAAATACAGTGATTTAGATACAATTACAGTAGGAGACGAATTTGGAATAGATGGTGCAGTATGCAATGTGGAATATTTCAAACAACCTCTAACCCCCGAACAAATTAGTTTCAATTACAATATTTATGCTGATAAAAATCCACCCATTCCTAGAAGGGAAAAAGACAAAAACGATCTACAATAAAAAACTAATGTATATATATAAGTAAACATGGATGGTACAATGACAACAATTATTTTAGCTATTATTATCATTGTTTTGATTTATGTTTTGTACGTTTATTTTGTCAGTAAATCAAAAACATTGGCTAGCTCTGCTAGTTTAAAGGGAACGAATCCTGCTATTACTGATATTAGCAGTGGTCAATCTACTAGATATGCTTATTCTATTTGGTTATATGTGAATACATGGGATACAACAAGTAATAAAACCGTGTTCTTAAGAAATAACAATATTCAAGTATATTTAGGTAGAGATACACCTACCTTGTATTGTGATATTATGCTATCAAATGGAAATACCCAGACCATTACCGTTACAGATAATTTCCCGTTACAAGCATGGACATGTATCATCGTAAGTGCAGACAATAACATTATTGATACTTACATTGATGGTAAATTAGTAAATTCTGTTCAATTAAACAGTTATCCTCAATCCCCTGGTGATCCAAGCACCGATCCGGTTGTTTTAGGAAGTGGTTGGGATGCTTATGTATCTGGATTCAAAAACTACAGTGGACCCATTGGACCTCAAGAAGCATATGATATTTATATGGCAGGAAGCGGAAGTGCTGTTTCTAGTTTCTTGTCTGCTTACAGTATTAATATTTCAATTGACAAAAATAACGTAGAAAAATCATCTTATACGTGGAATCTTTAATTTTTTAATGGAATTTGTTTCATTAAAAAATAACATTAGTATATAGATAATAAATATGAGTGAAGAAAACAAAGACGTAGCACCCAAAGTACCAGAAAATCAAAATACAGGATTCTTTGGAAATGTGGGAACAAATGTATCTAATTTTGGAAAAAATGTTGCAGATAGCGGTTCTGCCGTAGCCAATAGTATTTCAACTAATATTTCTTCTGCTTCCGAACAAGTATCCAATAGTTTAGATAGTTTTGGCGATGCATCTGCAGTTGACGCAAGTAGCAGTTTCTTGAATTCCAATACATTAATCGCTAAATTTGCCTTTTTACTCTTTGTATTAATAGCATTTGTCTTTTTATTGAATTTAGGCGTAATGATTATTGGTTATTTTACACAGCCAAAAGGAAACCCCATGTTAGTTTCTGGAACATTAAACGGTGCAAGCAGTTTAGTCGTTTCACAAGACCCTAAAAAGAGTGATTCTGTTGAAATATTACGCTCCAACAACCAATCCGGTGGTATGGAATTCACGTGGTCTGTATGGGTTTACATCAATGATGTAAAGGTATCTGAAGGTGCTGATTATTCTGTTATTTTCAACAAGGGCAACGGAACCTTTTATTCGGAGGGACCACTAAAAGGTATGTCCACTGTAACAAGTGGCCCAGGTTTATATTTAGACAACAAGGCATCTCAAGAAGGTCGTGTCAATATGGTTGTGGCCATGAGCACAGTATCTACTACAAACGCACGTGAATTAATGATCATTAAAGACGTGCCTCTACAAAAGTGGTTTCATTGTGCAATCCGTTTGGAAAATACCACTTTAGACGCATATGTCAATGGCACTATTACCAATCGAATTATTATGCAAGATGTTCCTGCGCAAAATTACGAAGAGGTGTATATTTGTTCTAATGGTGGTTTCAATGGTAATATTTCCAACTTGCAATATTTCGATAGTGCACTAAGCGTATTCCAAATCAATAATATAGTTGTTTGGGGTAGAAATTCCAAAGCTTCTAGTGCTGGATCAAGCGACGATGCATCTGGATTCCCTTATTATTTGTCGAATCTATGGTATAATGCAAACTATTAAAATACAATATGTTTATATAGTAACATATTGATATGTCATTAAATTTTGTAACAGATACTCCTCATAATGATAATAATACAAATGCAACAAATAGTTCTACTAATAACGTAATGCGAAAACCTGTATCGAAAAACCATGTTGAAACATTCCAACCACAAGTATCAAATTGCGAGGAACAATTAGAAAATCGTCAAGTTTATTTACGAAATGTTAATGCCAACAATACTCGAAACACTATATTTCCTTGTGCAACAAACGGGTATGATGCAGATGATCTTGCTATTCGACGAAAACAGGAAACATTGTTACATAATACCGGGCATATTAAACTGACAAACAAACAATATTACGCAAAACTCGCTACTTCCAATGCATTGAGTAGAAAAGCATGTGTAACCGATACTCCCGCAATTACATCTACAATACCTCTGTATGACTATAAAAGAAATACTTTTGCTTCCAATAGTCAAACGTATAATAATCTTAAAAACAATGCATTCACAATTGATTCTATCAACAATGTGTCTTCAAACACTAATAATGCTTTTCTTCATATTGTAAATACCAATCCTGTAACAAATTCAAAAACATTTTCTTTGACTGTCCCAATAAAAGCAGTTGTTAGTGGTAACTTAACAGATGCAAATGATACAAAATATATGGAACTAACGGTTACAAGTGCTTCTCTAAATGTAAAAGATTTACAAACGGGTAACAATGTATTGAGTCAAGCTATGGATATATCTAATCTAAGTAAAATGACTATGAATTTAGATCAAAATAGTGGTTTTGAAGCAGGTCTTTATTTAGGAAACTGTGTTTTAAATAATTTTGTGCTACCGTGTTATAAAGAATCTGTATTAGCTTTCTCACTTCAAACAACCCATACCTTATTTCATGCACGTGAAGATAATTTATTAATTCCAAATAATCCTGTTACTACAAACACCAATATAGTAACCAATGTAACATCCAACACAAAAACAGAAACAAATTGTTCTATTAATCAACCAATCAAGGCTTTTACACCAACAAATCTAACATAATGTATAATGGCCAAATATACAATTCGTAAATTAGATTTACCCGAGGAATTAATCGACGTTATTTATTCGTTTATTGATCCATATGTTTATATCAAAAACCTTCCTGATGTTTGGTTCAAACGTTTAGTAGACAATTCCCTTTCTTATTATCCAGAAGATAAATCATTACATCCGTTTTTAACAAAACATTTTCTCAAAAATGAATCCAATTTATTACGTATATTAATGAAAAACGATGCTTACAACCTAATCAATAACCATCATTTACGCAATTTACAATTGTGATAATAATATAAAACCATTATATTAACATATATATAATGGTTTATAGTGAGTTAGAAAAAATAGTCAGTGCTTATCCAAATAAAAGTTGGGATTTTTATTTACTTTCTCAAAACCCAAATATTAGTCAATCGTTTATAGATGAACATCCTGAAATACCTTGGAATAAGGAATTTCGTTATTACAATCCAAATATACCGGAATCCTTTATAGATGAACACCCGGAAATGAACTGGGACTTTAAAATACTTTCCACGTTCCATCATTTAAGTACTTTTTTCATTGAAAAATACATAATCGAATTATGGGACTATGATCTTTTGAGTATGCATCCAAACATAGATTTCCATTTAGTAAAATCGACTCCATATTGCTCATGGAATTATGAAATAATTTGTTCGCAAGCTAAGTTTATTCATTTCAATATGTACAAACATAATCCCGACTTTCCCTGGTCTAAGATTTATCTAGTTCAAAATCCCAATATTACATGGGAAAACGTAATGGAAAGTGATCTGAATGAATATGCCGCCGGATTTTCACACAACCCGAATATTACCATAGAAATTATTAATAATCATCCAGATATAAGCTGGGATTGGAGTGCGATTTCTAGAACCATTCAATTAGACGAAACGATATTACATGAAAATAAGCCGTGGGATTATTATTGGTTAAGTTCGAATCCAAGTCTTACGTGGAAAATGGTTGATAATCAAAAAGAAAAACCATGGGATTTGTATTATATTTTTGCGAATTTCCATATTAGTGAAAAAAGCATAGATTTTTTTATTAATGAAAAAAATCGTTTGTTAATGGATTGGTGGCGTATTAGCTTTCACCGGAATGTACCTTTACATGTATTAGATAAGTTCAAACATTATATTGTGTGGGAATATATTGGATACAATCAAAATCTTACATTAGATTTTATACAGAAAAATGAAGAATTATTTACGAGTTACGATTGTTTATCGTATAATTTGTTTGATTTCAAGGAAGAACAGAAACAAAAACAAGATTATTATTATTATTGCTCAACCAAATCGAGATGTGTTGAAAAAACAAAAAAAATAGAAGAAGAATTAATCCAGGTTACATGGCATCCGTCTCGATTTATGGACTGGTGTTTAGATAATCAAGAAAAGGAGGAATTATCTTATACTTTTGCGTGATAATCTAATTGTGCAACAGCTTTTTCCTTTTCAATAAAATCGACCACATGTTCATCTAAAATAATCGATGTATACGAACCGCCTCGCGTATTATCCACTCCAAACATATGCATGAATAATTTCACCGTTTTGTCAATATCATACAAATCCTTGACTTCCATTGTGAAAACTATTTTTTGTGGTTTAAATGTTTGAATAAATTCGTGTTTTTCTTCCGCTTTTTTCATAATAGATTCGTGACTATCATCTTTAAAGTCAACATAAAGAAACATCTTTTCCTGCTCTAAAGAAATGAAATACATGTATAGTTTGTTTTCATGTATATTCAAACCCGTGTTGGGTTCATGTAACATGTTTACTCCCATTGATGCTTGTAACATTGGTAAAAAAACATTACGCATTGAGATAGGTGACCTTTGATTTCCCATTTCGAAAGGTGGAGCATGATTTCCTTCTAACCAACTAAATTGGTTGAAATATTCGGATTGCCAGTCAAATTCTATAGGATTTCCCATATCTTCATCGTCGTCGTAGTAAAACATATATGTATATAGGAGTTGTATTATATAAATCATTTATTTACGAATAAATAAATGTTTCTATAGGGGCTTTTGAAAATATAAACCGGGTTGAGGGCCCATAGTGTTCGGTTGATTCATGCGATAATAATCGGAAGCATAATAAGGATTCATCATATTTGCATACATCATATTTTGCTGCATATTACTTTGCGTATACTTTGGCATACTTTGCATGTATTTGTTTTGAGGTAAATAATTTCCCATAGGAGGAGAATAGGCAGCTTTGGGGGGAACGGGTGCCGTAATTTGCATTACAGGTTGTTTCATTTTCATTACGGGTTTATCAGTGCATTCCTTCTCGCTAGGATATACTTTACCAGATTCACATAACTCATCAGAACCCATGGAAACACATGTACGTTTTCCATCAAATTCCCCTACAAAACAATAGGATAAATGAGGTTGACCAATAGATTCTGTTGGTTTCTTTTCTTTAGCAATGGTTTTATCTAAATCTTTTGTCATGGTACTAGGTACTGGTAAAGTTGGTTTTGTTTCCGTTACATTAATATTTAACGGCATGGAAGATTCATTCATAATCATTTCCGCCATATCTGCAGTTGTTTTTAACACGTCACTTGTGTGTTGATGAGCTTCTGCATTACGCTCTAAAGTATATGGATAAGTCTGCTGTGCAAGATTTTGACTTTCAAACAATTGTCTATAATAAGGATTTTGTTCAGGGAGAGGTCCCTCTACATTGTCCTCGTTTTGCAATAAATTACCAACGGAATGAGCGGTTCCCTCTGCAATATCGATACCTGTTCGTGCTACATCAGCAGTAACATCAGCACTTACATTAATGGCAAGTCCAATATAATAAAACAAGAAACTCAATATATTATCAAACAAAGGTCGAATAATATTTACTAATAACTCCAATAATCTTCCAACGTATACTAATATATTTATTCCTAAAAAGCTTAAAATAAGTAACAAAACCAAGACAAAAATAATAACGTTTTTAGTTGAAAATAATTGACTTGGGTTTTTCATAACATTGGTCATTTGTTTCATTGTATTATTATTTTCCATTTATGATTATTGATATATTATATTTACACAAAATATATTTCGTTTGAAAAGAATATAGTAATTCTCTTTACTGTATATTAATAATGCCAGGTTTTATGGATACGTTCTTCTTTCTAAGTTTAGGCATTGCCTTTGTATTGATTTTATTGTTGGTTTACCACTTTAAACAACGTCTTACGACAACTGAAAACAAGTGTGACACTATGTTTGAAATTATTAACGGATTAGCTTCCGAAGTGAATAATATGAAAGGTGCGCTAGTAGCACGTATGCCTCCTCGTGCCCCGGTTCAGATGCCTTTACCACATGGTCCTATGTTTAGCAATATGTCCAATGAAAACCTAAAACAAGAAAATGTTCAAGATCTAGAAAATGACGATGAAGTGAATGAGGAAGATAGTGACGACGAAGAGGAAGATAGTGACGACGAAGAGGAAGATAGTGACGATGAAGAAGAAGAGGAAACAGATGGAGAAGAGGAAGAGGAGCGTGAGGATATGGATGTTGTAGGAACAAAGATGATTATTCAACAAGACAATGAGGAGGAAAAGATCTTAGTTTCCGATAACGAGGAAGTTGTAGAGGAAAAGCCCGATTATGACAAAATGAATTTAGTAAATCTAAAAAAATATGTTATTGAAAACGGTTTAATCGAAAACCCTAAGAAAATGAAAAAGTCCGAAATTATAGAAGCTTTAACTAGTATGTAAATGAAATTTTAATATGTAAAACATTTTATCCTGTCATTATATAATGTTTTCTTATCCTAATCCTGAATCAACAAAATCAGCTTATCCTTCAAGTGTTCCCAAATCTACTTTAGGCTATAGTACAAATAATATTTATCCTGGATTCCCACCTAAAATGGCGGATGGCCGATCCATTGTGGCTTCCCATCAACCTGAAACAGTACTAAACAAAGCATTATTAAAGGAGGCAGGTATTCAATCCAATTGGGAATATCGCAATTATTTAACAAGCCAAGGACAATCTGTTATGCGTGACAACTTTGTAGAAGCATCTAACGACGCAGGATATTTTAAACGTTTTTTACCTAGTCAACAAGGCGATTTCAGTTCTTTTTTACAAGAACCCAAACGTTATAGTTCTTATGAGGAAAACGCCATGCCTATCGAAAGTCGTAAACAAAGTGACTTGAAAGAATTATATTTAAAGAAAGAAGAGCTTAATGCTCGTAAAATTCTTGACAAACCCATGACCCAAGAAGAATTACTTAAACAACACTACAAGTAAATTTGAAACTTCCTTAAAACATTACTTAAAACCTTATTAGGGATTTAAGTAATATGAAATTGATTAGTTATGATGTAGGTATCAAAAACATGGCCTATGTAATTTTCGATATACAACATGACAGTTTATCGATGTGTGATTGGAATGTGATCAATTTGATGCAAGCCACAGAAATACCTCAAAAAACGTGTGTTTTCGAAATAGTTAAAAAGAAGACTCTCTTGGAATCTTCTCCAAACATTTGTGGAAACAAAGCGAATTATGAAAAAAATGGATTATGTTTTTGTACTATGCATGCGAAAAAAATGGCGAAGTCCAAGAACTATTTATTTCCAGAAACATCGAAAATCAGTGAAATTCGCAAACATTCTTTAGACAAATTGCATACTCTTGGAATTTCCTATGGAATCTTTTTAGAAACGGGTTGTCCAAAAACCAAAAAGGAAAGTTTAGAGAAAGTAATCAGTTATGTTCAACAAAACAGCATGCAAAAAATCGACCAAAAACGGGAAAAAGCGGGGGAAGTTGATTTAATTACTCTTGGACGCTCCTTAAAACACGAACTAGATGGACTGAATCATTTAGAAGGATTGACGCATATTATTATTGAAAACCAGATTTCGCCCATTGCTACACGAATGAAAACACTCCAAGGCATGTTGGCTCAATATTATATTATGAAAGATGAAAATGGGGACTTTACTTTAGAGTTTATATCTTCTTCGAACAAACTAAAACATTTAGTAAAAAAGCAAGGCCAAGAAAACAATTACAAACAGCATAAAATAGATAGTATTCATTTTTGCAAAGAGTTTTTAGAGGCGAATAGTGGATTATCTATGTGGAAATCATCTTTAGAAACGCGAAAAAAAGATGATTTGGCAGACTGTTTTTTACAAGCCATTTATTATTTAAAAACGCAAAAACTAATAACTTATGCGGAAGACTTAAAAATAAATAGTATTAGTTTATCATAAATGGAAGTAATTGATATTGGCATTAACGACTTAGAAACTGCGCCTTTGTCGATCAATGAAAGCAAAATGGAAAATATTTCTACTTCTATAGATCCAGAGCCTTCAAGTAAGCCTTCAGTAAATTTTGGACCGGGTATTGAGCTATTAATGAATGATAAAAATATTTCCGGTTCGCATTCTACAAATGTAGAAATGGATGATTTGGATCAATTAGAAAAGGAATTGAACGAAGCATCCGGAGTTTCTGATGGAGTAAAAGAAATGAATATGGGAGGAAGTTCTAGTAAGGAGGAATCGACAGGAGGTTTAGGTAATTTATTTAATTTTGGAAGCAAAGGTGCAACTGAAACCATTAAATTGGATAGTCTAAACGAGGAACCAAACAACTCGAATTTAGGAGCGGCAACCATGGAAAGTGTAGGAAACACAAAAACATGGGACGGATTTTCCAAAGTAAATGATTTACCTAAGGCATCTGCAGGCCCTCGTATGACCGATCGTGAAAAAAGAAGAAAAAAGCGTGCTATGTTGAAAAAATTAGACGATTGGTACGAAAAAGGTCACGTAAAACACAACAGTAACTTTACTATGGACTCTGATTTCGATGAAGTAGAAGACGAATATGAGACCATTATGGAAGAGAAGCGTAAGAAAGACAGTGTGAAATTGCAAGGTTGGTGGTTTTCTACTATTGTAAGTTCATTGGAATATGCAAACGCCGTATTCGATCCTTTTGGATTAAATCTAGACGGTTGGGGTGAACAAATTAACGAAGACATAGAGAGTTACGATGAGATTTTTGCTGAGTTACACGAGAAATACAAAGGAGGAAAAATGGCGCCCGAATTGTCTTTGTTATTGCGGTTGGGTTTCAGTGGTGCAGTGTTGAATATTACAAACAAAGCTCTTTCTACTGCAACACCCGGATTCAATGACGTAATTAAACAAAGTCCTGAATTAATGAAAATGTTTTCAGATGCCACTGTCCAGAGTATGAGTAACCAAAATCCTGCTATGGATTTCGTGAGTGAAATGTTGAATCCTGATAACAAACCTAATACGTCTTTTGGACCTCCTCCTCCTGCCATGGAAACGAAAAACGCTGGAGGTCCTCAACGTCCTGGTATGCAATTTACAGAAACACCAAACAATCGTCCAGACATCGCAATGGGCAGAGGAGCAATGTTTAGAGAGAAAGGTGTTGATATTAGTCAACAACAAGAAAATCTACAGAGCCAACAGAGAACACGTGTTCAACCTCCTCCAAGACAACCTTCAAACAATAATTCACAAGGACCGCGTCCTGAAATGAAGGGTCCTCAAAATGTAGATTTAGATAATATTTTATCTGGACTCAAAACACAGGAAATTAATATTCACAATGAGATCAAAGAAAGTGGTGGAGGTGAGTCCATGGTAAGTGTAAGTTCTTTAAGGGAGGCGCAAGCAAATGTTTTGCCTAAGAAGACAAAACGTAAACAAAAATCGGATAAGAACACTATTTCTTTAGATATTTAAAAATAATATAATGTCAATATAAATATGTTAGGACGATTATTAGATCAATTAACTTTTTCTTATTTTACACATCCCGCATCGGTGTGTATGAGTTATGCAGAACATTTTCGTTTTTCTCTCAAAATTACTTTGAAACTTGCTCTAGGAACTGGAAAAGCGTTGATTCATAGCGTATATCCAGATGCATTTCGTAGTTCTACAACGGATTTAATTAAAGACATTGAAGAAGAAATGAAAGAAGTGGGTTGTCGTTAAATATTGATTTGTTATTAATCAATATTTATTTCTTTTTAGCAAATGCAGCGGAAAATAACCAAACTATTGCTAATATACCAATAATTGTCGTTGTTGGAGCGGCAATTTCTAAAATATGTTTTGGGATTAAGGCTTTGTGGCTATCGAAAATAGCTCCTTGCCATTGCCATGTAATATGAGCAAATAAAGGAATCAAATTACTTATTGTAATCAAAAGAACTAAATAAAAAGCTTGATTGGAAACAGCGGCATTCTTTAGTTGTTGACGTAATCCAGGAACACGTAATAATACGCCTAAAGCACAAAGAATTAAAAAGATGGCTAATACATGATCTGTTGCATTTTCCTTTTGAAGTTGGTTTAAATACAATTGAGGGAAAAATGCAGCAAACATTAAACCAATACTTAAAATTGTCATAAATCCGGTCAATTTTTCTTCTTTGGGCACAAAATAAGCAAATATAGAACCGCAAACAATCGCAATAACAAACATCGTTAAACCGATTTTCACGATCAACGCAATTTCCTTCTCTTTTTTATCTGATGTTAATGAGTGAGGACTATGTTTCATATATTATAATTGTTTATTTTATTTCATCATATCCATGAATTTTTCCTTTTGTTTTTTATCATCTACAATCGGACACTTGTATATATTTTTATAGTCATTCGTTTTGCAATATTTATACCATTTATGTATTATTTTAGGATCTACATCACTCAATTCTTTTACCCATTGTTTAATATAAACGCAATTCGAATCATATTCTTTCGATTGAGACCAAGGACTCATCACACGGAACCATGGCATCGCGTAAACACCACCTCCAACAACCGACTGCCAATTTCCTGAATTCGACGCCACATCATAATCGACTAATGTTTGAGCAAAATATTTTTCGCCTTCTCTCCAATCAATAAGAAGTATTTTAGTAAGATATGTGGCTACTAACATACGGCACCGATTATGCATATATCCAGTTTCATTCATCTGACGCATACCTGCATCTATTAATGGCACGCCCGTTTGTCCCTTTTTCCATGCTTCTAAATAACGATCATTTTTACTCCACTTTAAACTCGCCATTTTTTGATAATATAATTTCCCCAAACTCTCGGGGTAAAAATAGAGCAAATGAGCGAAAAAATCACGCCATACCAATTGTCGAATTAATTCATGGAATTTTCCATATTTTTGTTTGAAGCCATTGTACACTTCACGAATGGATATGCAACCATACTTCAAATAAGCAGACAATCCAGATGTTTGAATACTCATTGTATCACGTGATTGATGATAATCTTTTAACGAGACCAATGATTTTTTCAATTGCATTAGTCCATTGTTTCGACCTCCTTTTACAAAGAGATTTCCATTTGAACGACCTACAAATTTATCAAAAGCATTTTCCAAAGAAATAGTATTTGACAATGTTTTACGTGTTGTTGCTAATTTTGTAACGGATTTTTTATTTACATCTTGTATTCCATTGAACAACATATATTTTTCGTAAAAAGGTGTGAATTTATGATACATTGTCCCGTTACCTGTTAATACATCACCCGGTTTTAACAAATAATAATCATGGGAATGCATGCAAGTAATATTTATTTTTTTGCAAAGAGATTCTACGTTTTTTGTTCGTTCCCTTGCGTAAGGCGTCAAATCATAATTGAAGAAAACGCAATCAATTGACAAATTTTCAATGACATCCTTTAAAACATTCATAGTGTTACCATATTGAATGATCAATTTACCGCTATTTTTTTTTATTTCGCCTTCTAAATGTTCGAGACTTTGAATCATAAATTCAACACTATTCGTTGACTTATATGTGTTTTTAGAAGACACTTGTTCTGGTGTGAAAATAAATAACGTATATACTTTCTCGCATTGTTTTATTGCTTCGGCTAATCCTGTGTTATCGTATAAACGAAGATCACGATGAAATAAAAACAAACCATTATGAAAAACCATTTATCATATATAATATTAGTAGAATATATTAAAATGTGTTTAATATCTTTTGTGAAAAATATTATTGGTAAAACATATTAAAGTTCTTTGCATAATAAGTATAACAATATGTCTGATAGCGATAAAGAATTATTTTTTACTGATTATGTTTTAACTGGAGTAAATATTGGTGCATATGTATTATCAAATATTGTAACGTGGTGTGTAGGTGCTTTCGTTGACATAATGAACAGTAAGCGAATGCAAGACCTAGGCTTAAATATCATTATTATATACGGTAAAGCGATGTCTGAGCTCGAAAATTTTGGAAAATATATTTATAAAAATAATGATTTTGTAAAGGATGTTGTAAATACATATAATTGGATGTATGATGCTTTCAGTTCCCTTATTTTAACCAAAAACCGAGAGCCTGAAAATGTAAATTGGATACAAACATGTTGTTTGAACAAAGACAATGCAAATAAATACCATTACTTTGAAACATATAGGATCATCGATGATGAAATGGAAGAGGATGTATTAGAAAGTCGCTATACAAACGCATGGTGTAAGGGTGATGAAATGAACGATTTCAATGTCATTATGAAATATAAAAACGATTATAGTGTAAATTTGAGAAAGGTCGAAAATGTAGAAAAAAGAGATGCAAGTAGTTATTCTACTTTAGCCATTTCCTATAAACATAAAAATGATCCTGTCATTGCATTGGAAATAGCTGATTCTATGTGGTCAGTGGGAAATGAATTATTTTCACCTGTTTTTGTGCGAAGATGTTTAGAATACCAATGTAATTATTTTAATTTTTCATATGATTATAAGATTGAAATTATGGACTCAAATGCCGACATTATTACTTTAAACAGTAATCAATATATACTTGTCGAAGAAAATAGTGTTAGTGTGAAAGATATAGATTCTGTTGAAGAAGAGGAAGAACTAGAAGAATCATCTGAAAAACCTCTACCTGAAGAGGATAGCGATAGTGATAGCGACTACGTTCCAAGTGACCAAGAAGATGAATAACTTGATTGAAAGTATTTAAAGATTTTTTCTGATTATTATGAAAGGTGAATATGGCGACGGCCAGATGTGCGAATAAAAGCTCACCTATTCTAACTTTGCATGGTAAATGGGATATATATTACCATTTACCAAACGATAAAAGCTGGGATCTTTCTAGTTATAAACCATTACAAAAGGGTTTGGAAAATGTAGATGAATTAATCGCATTTAATGAATATTTACCTGAAAAGATAGTAAAATATTGTATGCTTTTTGTTATGCGTGAAAATATCAACCCAACATGGGAAGATAGGCAAAATCGTAACGGAGGGTGTTTTTCTTATAAAATTTCCAATAAATTCGTATATGATATTTGGAAAACCTTATTATATGCGCTCTGTGGGGAGAGCTTAACAAAAAACAAACGCAACTCTTCTTTAGTAAATGGAATTACTATTTCACCAAAGAAGAATTTCTGTATTGTTAAAATCTGGTTGAAAGATTGTTCAATACAAGATCCCGAAGAAATTATAGATATTCCGAACTTAACAACACAAGGTTGTCTATTTCGTAAACACGCACCGGAATATTAGATTATTTATAATCAAAATTGATTATAAATAATTACGGAATGGGTTGATTTTCAAATGAAAATGACAATTTTACAAAATTGTTCGGGCTACAACAATATTTTCTCATACCGATTTCACAACAACGCATTATATCTGGGCAATCATCATCAGTGTTACATATTTTTTCCTTTTTCCAATAGTTAGACAAAAAATATCCTGCTGCACTACAACCGATCAAAAGATCGTTTAAATAACCGTTAAACACCACGTCAGCATTATTTATTTGAAAAACACGTTGATGCAAAGGAATAGAAAAAAAGGCTAAAAAGATTAACTTCAACATAGTTAATATTCTTGATCAGGATATTTTTAAATACTTATGATGAATGAATAAAATATTTCCTATCAAATGTTATCTTTGCTTGAGTATCAAAGTCAATTGGACCTAAATCCAAAGTTCCAAACAAAAAATCATAAGTCAAATCTCCAAACCCAAAATTCACAGTTTTTACAATATGATGTTTATAGTGGTGGAAAAAAAGAGTATTTAACAAGGGTAATCTTTGTTGTGTTTTTTTCTTTAAATAATGACACATTCCATGAAACGTTAAAAAAGAAAAGGCAATTATTGAAAATGCCCCAATATGCAATAATTTGTTGGGATAAAAAAAGAGAATATGCAATGTGTAAAGTACAAACGCAATAAAATAAATCCCTATAAAATCTGTTTCAACAGTAGGATTTCCGTACCATGTTATTTTATGCGGTGTTCCGTGATGCATCAAATGCTCTTTCGATATAAACAATGGACACCATTTTTGATGAATTGAATAATGAATAGTATATTGAATCCCATGAGCTAAAAAATAATGATATATAAAAACATATAACATATATCTATTATATGGTATATATTTAAGTCGTATTTTCAATCTTCTTAAAAATCACCCGGTATTAGAACTTGTTTTTCCAAAAGTTTATCAACAATATTGTTCATCTCCTCCTTATTTTCACGTAATACTGTTTTTGCTGTTTCATAAGCATCATTTATCAAATGATAAACTTCTTTATCGAAAATATCCTTTGTGCGTTCTGAATATCCACCTCCACTTGACAAACTTTTTCCCAAAAACGGTGTGTTTGCTCCATCTACATCATCATTGTAAAATACTTCCAGTTTTTCACCCATACCGAAATTTCCAATCATTTTCTTAGCCAAATCATTGGCCTGTTTTAAGTCCTGCACAGCGCCCAAAGATACATACTGATCTCCATACATGATGTTTTCAGCTGCTTTTCCGCCCAACGCAATGGCCAAACGCTTAACGAGGACGTCCTTTGTATACAAACCGCCTTCCGTAATTTCCTTCTTCTCATTAAAGATAGTATATCCACCTGCTCCATTATACGTACTTTGAATCGATATTTTCTTCAGTTCGAAATATTCGGCAAAATGAAGAGCCAATAATGCGTGTCCGGATTCATGAATCGCTACACGACGTTTTGTATCATAAACACGCTCATCATTTTCTTTGACCAATCCTACAATCACCTTATCCAATGCAGCCAAAATATTCTCATTAGTAATGGATGTTTTACCTGCGCGTGCTGCATAAATAGCCGCCTCATTCAATAGATTTTTCAATTGAGCACCTGAAAAACCCTGTGTCAATTCAGCGACCAAATCCAGATCCACACCTTCGTCTAATGTTTTCGATTTCTTATGAACATCCAAAATAGCTCGTCTCGATTTCGTATCCGGCAAAGCCACATTGATAATTCGATCAAATCGTCCGGGTCGTAAAAGTGCATTATCCAATACATCTCGACGATTTGTTGCTGCTATCACCAATATACCGTCATTATTTGCAAACCCATCCATTTCAGCAAGAAGTTGATTTAACGTTTGTTCGCGTTCGTCATTGGAGAGATTAATACCTGCTCCACGCTGCCTTCCCACAGCGTCAATTTCATCAATAAAAATAATACAAGGTTTATTTTCACGCGCCGTTTTAAATAAATCCCGGATTTTACCTGCACCTACTCCTACAAAGATTTCTACAAACTCACTGCCCGCAATGGATATGAAATTCGCATCCGCTTCACTTGCAATTGCCTTAGCCAACAACGTCTTACCCGTTCCAGGTGGACCTTCTAACAAAACACCGCGAGGAACTTCTGCACCTGCTTGTTTGTATAGCGTCTCGTTTTTCAAGTAGGACACTACCTCTGTGCATTCGCGGAATATTTCCGGGCTTCCTGCAAAACTCGAAAGAGTAATATTGGATTTTTGCATAAGCTCCTTGTCTTTTTGCAAATCCTTATTGATCGATGTCATGGAAAAAGGATTTCCACCTCCACCCATAAAATTTCCGCGACCATTCGGCATATTGTTTCTGAAAGCACTTACTAATGTTACTAAAAGAATATAGGGCAATAGAAATCCAGTAGCCAATTGAAAAGCACCTCCTGCAACTGTTTGGATCAATGTTGGTGGTGGAACTTCTAAAAACACTGTATTGACCTTGTTTCTCAGAGCCATCTCGGTAACATAATCCGTTACATGAGGATTCATTTTCGTAACACTATAGTCGTTTACTTTTTTCGATTTACCGCTTTCCAATATTTTGGTCTCCTTCGTTTGTGTAACTACGGTATCCATTTCCGGTGAAAAAATGACCTTGTCTACTTTCTTTGATTCGATGTTGTTGAGAAGTTGATTAATTGGTTCTACTTTATACGTAAAACGATTATTATATATGTTTTGAGGCGTCATCTTCATTTTCATATTCAATCCACTCGATAAATTCAACAAAGACAAGAAAATGAATATAATCATATATTCATTTCCATCAATAATGTTTATGTTTGTTTAAGTAAAAGTTTATTTCTGTTATTGGGTTATTATCCTGATGCGACACATGGAGGGAATAATTTAGGCTAATTATTAACTATTTCTGTTAGCTAATCTAGATTCTGTTAGCTAATCTAGCAACAGTTCTCGGACGTTCATGACTTGCATCTAGTACACATTCTATCATTCTATCTTTTACTTGTTGATTAGGACGAGTATCTTGTTCTATTTTGGCTATTAAACTTGCAACAAAAGTTTCCACGTCTTCATTATTCCCAGTAAATTCATCATCAATTTTTCCTCCATCTATACACGTTAATAGACGTCCTTTTAATACATCAGGACATCGCTTATTAATAAAATCTACCAAATCATTCACAAATTGTTGTTCTGGCGTAGGAGCTAAACCACCTTTATGATAACGTTTTTTTGTGGTTCTCTTCTTGGACTGAGCCTTACCACCGAGCAAATTAGTGTATTTAAAATTTAGGTCATCAAAAGCAGCTTTTAGCTTATCCTTATTCGCAACCTTAGTCATTTTCGCAACCTTAGCCTCTTCCGTACCACTGGCCTGTTCCGTACCAATGGCCTTTTCCGCACCCCTGGCCTCTTCCGCAGGTTTCGGATCCTTATCATCACCACCACCTTTATGATAACGTTTTTTTGTGATTCTCTGCTTGGAATGAGTCTTTCCTTTTGAAAGAGATTTTCTCTTTTTACCTAAATGCTTCTTTTCTGTTTTACGTAAAGCCATATAATATAAGTTTACATTTTTACAGGCGTACCTGTTAATAAACAATTTTTACGAGGAAAATATTTTAATATATAATAAACGTTTAAAGTAATACACGTGTGAAAACCTACATGATACCAAACCCAATATCGATTTCTCTTTTCATATTCCTTGTGTGATTTATGATAACAATAACCTATATTCAATGTGTTTAAAGAAGTTAATAAATTATAAGGCCACGGAACATAAATAATACCATGAACTAAAAAATACGTAAATGAAAATTTGGCAAAATAGATATCCAATATACGTCGCCAATCATAAAGAGGATTTCTCCAGAAATTCGCAGAAATTAAACTAGTAGTTAATAATATAAAATAAGGCCATTTCTTATCTTCATTGTATTCATGTGCTAATATTGGCATAGTAAATAAAAAAGAACTCATCGTAATAAACTTCGATTGAGACCATGAAGTTACCTTTTTTATAGGCATTTCATATAATAGTTATTATAATATGAAAATACTATTTATTTTGTTTTAGTATAAATAATTTAACTTGGTGGTAAAGGTGCTAAACAGAGCTTTATTTCACCTAACGACGCCACATCGTATTTCACGATTAAAGGCAAATCATTACCCAAATACATTTCCAAATGGCTACATAACGGCGTACACTTAATAAAATGAACCAAACTCTTAAGAGAGAATTCTCCTTGAATCACTACCGACGCATTGGGTTTTTGAATAAACTCCATATATCCATCGGATTCAGATCGATAAATTTTGGAACTGGCAAAATTTCCTTCACATGAAAAAATCAAATCATTACCCACCGATTTAATCTCAATGCGATCGGAAATACCATTCATATCGCGAATAATCTTTTGAAAATCAGAAGTAGGTAAATTAATCACCGTTTCATATTCAACATCCGGAACAACCATTTCCTCGTTATCCGGTTCAATCAATCGTAGTTTCTGACTATAACATTGCTTAATATCACCATTGTCATATTGTAATCCTAAATGAGATACTACACCATCATGATAATCGTCTTTATCAATATACATAGATAAAGTATCATCATTCGATATAGTTGAAATCACTTTAAACAAATGCATTGTATTCGCACATACAATAATTTTATCCGGTTGGCAATCATACAATTCAAATTTGTTTTGATGCAATCTCACGTGCACTAAAATGGTATGAGTTTTATCAAAATTAATGATTTTCAGCCCGTTCTTTGTATATGTAATCGTAGCATCCGTTAATATATCCTTAATTGCAGTAATCATATTTCGTATTGGTTGAATCTGCACGGTTTTTATTGTTAATACATTATTTTCTTCGTTCATAACGATTATATTATACTCTTTTCAACGCACTTGTTTTTATATCTTGTTTTCCTTAATGTTTTTTATTTATAAAAAGAAGGAACCGGTGCATCGTATTTTCCAACACTTACCATGTCTTCGTAAAACATTTGATACAATTCTTCATCCGGGTGTAATTGATCCATATGTTGCATGTTAATAATAGTATCGTCTATATAAATATTTTCTTTGATCGCATCCATTATTTTCGGGTTTTTCTCCAATTCCTTCATTAGTTCGCGATTCGCCGAATATTTTGTCTTGGGTTTTTGTTTCATAAAAAACAACAACGGACTAAAACTGGAATTTTGTAATATAATATTAATCGTTTCATAATTCTCATTCATTAATCGATTTACGCAATAATCACGCAAAAACGGACTAATATTGTGTTCGTCTTCGTAATTAATTATGCTATGCGCTAAATACAAATTGGACATTACGGAAGCCATATCCGCAGAAAGACTTTGCTCTTTCTTAATTGCCCCTCCTTTTAATGCCACAAAGTTCGCTAAACAAGCAAAATAAAGAGTTTGACGATAAATATCATTTTCACCAATCAAAGCGCACTTCAAAGACTTAAAATACAATGAAAGAGAATGCTTAATGATCTTTTTAAACTCTCTCATAAATGCATCTTCATCATCATCCAAAATAGTCTTCAAAATGGGATAAATATGTGGGTGACTTTTATTAAGCCCCTGGCCAAATACAATTAGGTTTTTAGTGAGTGTATTGCTACCTTCTACTGTAATTCCTACTGGAGCGTTTTTATAAAATTTTTCCAACATGTTATTTGGACCTTTGCAAATAGCCGATCCAGCATATATATCCATACCGTCCTGAATAACCATACGTCCTCTTTCGGTTGTTTGTTCCTTCATAATAGCGCTCAATACCGCTGGTTTTTCGCCATCATCTAACAAATGATTGGTGACAAAAATAGACGATTGAATGGCCCATGTATTATACACCATATTTGCTAATTTATTTTGAATAGCTTCCATTTGGATCAACGGCATTTTAAATTGTACTCTGTGTTTTGCGTACAAATACATTGCATATGTGCTCACTTTAGAGGAAGCATTTGCGGTGGCTGGTAAACAAATTCCTCGTCCAGCTGCTAAACACTCCATTAACATTTTCCATCCGTTTCCTACTTGATCAGACCCACCAATGACGTTTTCAATATCAATCAACAAATCACCTTCGAGTGTTCCATTGGGAAAACCCGTATCAAGTGGATTATGATATCCGTCTTGCTCTAAACCTGGGTGTCCTCGTTCAATCAACGCCAATGTTACTCCACTCTTTCCCAACAAGTTATCAGGATCTTCCAAATGAAAAGCAACGCCAATCAAATTTGCCACAGGAGCCAATGTAATATATCGTTTTTCTATCGATATTT